TTCAGAACGTGCCGCGCGGGGAATTCAGCGGACCAGACACAATGGGCGTCACTCTTACCATCACGCTATCCGCAGAGCACGGAGTGAAGCCAAGAAGCACGGTCGAGAAGATCCGGAAAGCCAACCGGAGCGGCCAGGTGGAATACCTGGTCATTGGAGGCAAAATCATGGGCTCCAACAAAATGGCAATCACAGCAACATCGGAGACCTGGGACGCGATCTACAACAAAGGCGAGCTTGTAAAAGCCAAGATCGACGTCACATTCATGGAATATTCATAAGGGAGGGAATCTAAGTGGCTTTTATAAGAATCAACCAGATCAAAGACGCGGACGGTTCCATCGAACCGGATGAAATGGAACTGGCCAACGACATCATCGAAGCGATGCTGATCACAAGAAAAGGATCTATCCCAGGAAGCCGGGGATACGGTCTGACGCAGATCTTCATTGATATGCCAGGGCCGGACGCAATCAACATGATCACAGTGGAGCTCGCAGAGGCGATGGACGAATACATACCAAGCCTGGAGCTTCAGGACATAAAAGGAACCCAGGACGAAGAAGGCGTGCTGGAATTAGATATCTACATAGGAAGGAGGTAAAAGAGCATGGCAATCGAACAGATCGAGAGACTCCCGGACGTCAGCTTCATCGATGACGACATCAACCTGGATGGAATCCAGAAGCAGATGCTCCAGGACTACCAGGACAAATACATGGAGGAAACCGGAGAAGAAACCGTGCTGGACAGAGGCGAACCGATCGCCCTGATCTTATACGCCTGCAGCGTGCAGATCTACCAGATGTACATGTACGTCGATAGAGCCGGAAAGCAGAACCTTCTCAAGTACGCATTCGGAGCCTTCCTGGACAACCTGGCGGCGCTCAAGGGCATCGAGAGAACTGCTGCCAAGCCAGCGACCGTGACGATACGCTTCACGCTTTCAGAGGCGCAGACCGGAGCAACAGCAATCCCAGCCGGAACCAGAGTCACAGATGGAGGGGTTTATTTCACGACCGATGAGTATGCAGAAATCAAGGCAGGAGAGACCACGGTCGATGTGGCCTGCACTTCCATCGAGACCGGCGCAGATCTGAATGGAATCCAGGAGGGAGCCATTCAGACACTCGTGGATCCAATCCCATACATAGAAAGCGTGACCAACATCACGGAAACAGATGGCGGCGCGGATCCGGAGAGCGACGAATCCCTGAAGGACAGAATCTACATCGCACCGTCCCGCTATTCAACAGCCGGAACAGAGGAAGCATACGTCTACTGGGTAAAGACGTACAACAGCACCATCGCAGACGTCAAGGTTTCAAGCGACAACCCAGGCGAGGTAGATATCGTATTCCTGATGGACGACGGAATCCCAAGCCAGGAGATGATCACAGGGCTGACGAAGTACATCACGGATCCGAACATCCGGCCGCTGACTGACAAGGTCGTCGTGAAGGCGCCAACAGTGGTGAATTACAGCATCAGCCTGACCTACTATATCAATTCTTCAGATTCAGGATCCGTGGCAACAATCCAGAGCGAGGTAGCTAAGGCAGTGGATGACTTCGTAACCTGGCAGCAGTCCAAGATCGGCCGAGACATCAACAGCTCGGAACTGATCAAGAGAGTGACTGCAGCAGGAGCCAAGAGGGTAGAGATTAAGAGCCCGGTCTTCCAGAAGATCGGCGGCACTTCCATCGCGTACTGCACAAGCAAGAACGTGACATACGGAGGTGTTGAGGATGATTGATATTAGAAACGGAGAGCTCGCAGACCTCTGGCCGGATGAGACAAGTCCGGAATTTAAGAGCATAAGCTACGCGCTGCACATGGCAATCATAAGAATGCTGGAAAAAGCTGCAGGCGTAGGCAGCTCCTGCGACATCGACCACCTGGCAGAATCCACGCTGGACTACCTGGCCGTGGAAATGCGAGCCATGTACTACGACCAGCACGCAGACATCGAGACGAAGCGCTCAATCATAAAAAACACGCTCAAGTGGTACACGCAGGCCGGAACGGTCAAAGCAACAGAGGAACTGATCGCCTCGGTGTTCGGAGGCGATGCGAGACTGATCGAGTGGTTCGACTTTACTGAGCCGCCGATCGAAGCTAACACGTTCGATGTGGAGACAGAGGCGCTGATGACAAAGGACATCATCAGTGAGCTGACCTCAGTCATTAAAAAGGTCAAGAATTCAAAATCCCACATCCGAAGGGTGACCGTGCTGCGAGAACTTCACTCTGCAGCAACCATGGCCACCCACATCACAGCTATAAACGAATGCACCGTGAGCAATCACGAGATATCAGATACAGACGCAACCGAAGGAATGAACGTAGCAGCAGTCGCAGCACCGGTTACAGAGACCTACGCTCTGAATACCACAGCAGGAGACGTCCAGGCTACGGCCGGAGCATTTATCGCAAGCGCAACCGGCACCGAAGGAAGCACCTACGTCCTAAATGATAACCAGGGAGCCACGGAGGCATCCGGCACCATCGATGTCGGGCCAGCTAATGCATCAGAGGAAAGCACCCACGCCCTGAATGCAGAGACCGGCAAAGCAGACCTCTCACAAAGCGAAAGAGCTGCTATGAGGGCAAACATCGACTACCAGACAACAACAGTCATAAAGGAGGAATAAATCAATGCTTATTTGGAATCCAAGTAAACTGACCACGAAAGGAAAAGCGCTCCTGGCAAAAGCCCAGGCGGGCAGATGCACAATCAAGATCACGAAGGCGCAGACCGGATCCGGCCAGTACAGCTCCGGAGAGGCAACAGACACCAGAACGTCACTCAAGACACCGGTGCAGACGCTGCCGATCCACAGCAAAGAGATCCAGAACGGAAGTACACTCGTTCTGAAGGTGGCGATCACAAATAAGACCAGCGACACGGACGTCCTGAAATCAGGATACGAAATCCGTGAGTTCGGTATTTTCGCGCAGGATCCGGACGATGGCGAAATCTTATACAGCATCGCAACCGCAAGCACCAGCGACTACATGCCAGCATACAACGGCGTGATCCCGTCCGTCATTTCCATGAGTTACTACCTGGAGGTAGCCAACGCATCAAGCGTCACCATCGTGACTGCAGGAGGCCTGGCGCTTCAGAGCGACCTGGAAGCCCTGGCAGACAGAGTAACCATCATCGAGCAGGCAGCCGTGAAGAAATACGGAGCCAGAAAGAAAGTCTCCCAGCAGAACTGCGGTGCAGAAAGCTGGGAGAGACTCGGTGGAGCTGTCGGCCTTACAGCCAAGGCGGCAGTCGGAACCGGAGACGTTCAGAACGACTTCATGAAGTCGGTATATCCATACAACGCCTGCAGACCGTGCAACATCAAAGAAGACGGTACCGTGACCGCTTACCTCGGAGATGCGAACTTCTCCTGGGACGGATCCAACGGAGACGTCATGCTGGAGATGCCACTCTGCTACACATCCCGCTATTTTGAAACAGACAGCGATGGCGTGGAGTGGGAATACAGATGGGTATCATCCGCACCGGTGGATGGCCTGCATGTAAACCCGGCATACACAGATGGAAGCAACATCAGCGAGAAGACTTATATCCCAATCTTCAATGGATCCGCCGGAAAGAGCGACGTAGGAGAAAAGGACGTCATCCGCTCGATTGCCGGAGCGACACCACTCACAGAGGCAACCAGGGCAACCTTCAGAACCCGCAGTCGCAACAAGGGAGCGAACTGGCAGCTTGACGACGTATGGAACATGTTCCTGCTCGATCACCTGTTTATTATCATGTTCGCAGGAACCCAGGCACAGAGAATCCTCGGAGCAGGTCGTACCGGCTTCAGAGAGAATGGCGACGACAAAGCTCTGAAAACAAAGAAGGCAGCCAACTGCATCACGATCGCAAGCGACAGAGCTGCGCAGTTCTTCGTAGGCCAGCAGATCGCCATCGGAACAGCTCTCTGGAACCACAGTATCGTATGGGGCAGAACAATCACAGAATTTAAAACTTCCACAGAGGTGGAGGCAGCGACAGAAATCTACTTCGACGGACCTCCAGTGGATATCACAGAAGGCAACGTGATCTGGTCATGCGTTCAGAACACCGGCGAGACAACCGCAATGAAAT